CCCTCTATTTCGGGGCGATCTGGGCATCCCGAAATATGACGAATCGATTGAGGCATGGGTGCCGATCGAAGTGCTTTGGACGCAGCAGCGCACGCTTTCACCAGCGCGGATGAAGGCGACGGACGCCCGGGGATTGCCGGTCGTATTCATCACCCCGCGCGAGCAGCACATCATAATCGACGGGAACCACCGCCTGGCGAATGACATCCTGACGGGACGCCTGTACCGCAAAGTCTTATTGACGCCTACGCGCTACTAGCGTACACATAAGGCATGAACCGAAAACTGCTGACGATCCTCGCCCTCTTGCTGTGCTTCTACGCCGGCAAGCGTTTCAGCGACTTCGAGCACCGGCCGATCGTCGTGGAGATACGCAACACGCACGCGCCGCGCGGCGTGCAGACGGCGGAACATCAGGAGGCAATCGCGCTGGTGCCGCTCGATGCTCAGTATCCGGAATACACGACCGTCTCAGAGGCCATTTTCTCGGCGCTGCGAGCGGTTGACGCCAACCCGTCGGCCCAATACTACGAGTGGGCGGGCACGATTATCCGGCTTGCCGACGGCAAGTATTCGTTCAGTGAGCCCGAGACCGATTTTATTGGAGACGAGGTAGGCTTCCGCCGAGCCCATCCGGCAGGGTCTTCAATCGTTGGCGGCTACCATACGCACCCGTGCCTGCCCCACCACGACGTCGAGTACTTCTCGCCGCAGGACTTGGTACTGCCTATATTCATGCACAAGATCGCAGTTATGGGCGACTTCTGCACGGGCAACATTCATGTCTTCATCCCTGGGGACCAACCTGATGTCGAGCATCCGCCCGGCGACCAGGATGACATCTGGATGACCAAAGGGCGCATCATGGGAAAGTTTACTAACCGTACGGGACCTGCTCCGCTGTGAAGTTCCTGGTCGGTTTCCCGGACCCGGATAGCGATGAGGCGTCCGACCCGTGGCGCTGGATGTTGGTCGCCTTGCAGATGACGGCGCTCGCGCTGGTAATGATCCTCGGAATCGTGTTCTACTACGCGGACGCTCCCCAGCCCACAGTCCAGACCCATGAGCAATCCGATAACTGACAAGGCCCGTCGGCTCGCCGAGCGGGCGATTGACGTTGTCGAAGAGGTTATGGGCGATTCATCGCTCGAACCGCGCGACCGGCTGCGCGCGGCCGAGATGGCCCTCGATAGGGCCTACGGCAAAGCCGCGCAGGCGGTCATCCATCTGCCTAATGATCGTGCGCAGCGGCAGATCGCAGCCCAGTACTCGGACGAACAGCTCGCAAACATCATCGAGGGGGAAATCGTCAGCCGCGGCGAGCGCGAGCAGGCAGCGCTGCCCGCCCCTGAAAAAGATCCACTCCTGGAGTAGAGAATGCTTCGCCCCAAGCTCCACAAAAACGGTTTCGCATATCCAGCTACGGCGCCGCTGCCGTTCGACGGGTTCGGTTGGACGAGCACCGAGCCGGTCTTCAAGGACATCATTGACGAACTGAAGCCCAAACTGATAATTGAGGTCGGCACATGGCTCGGCGCCAGCGCGCGGCACATGGTGAAATGCGCGCGCGAGCATCACGCGGACGTAGAGCTTATCGCGGTCGACACGTTCCTGGGCTCGCAGGAGTTTGACGGGTGGCCGGACATTGTCGGCAAACTCTTGCAGTACGGGCGCATTGATGCATACCCGCAGTTTCTCTCCAACGTTATCCATGCCGAGATGCAGGAGCACATCACCCCTTTGCCGCTTGACTCCATGAATGCTTTCCATGTCCTGAAGAAGCTCGGCGTGAAAGCGGACTTGGTCTATATCGACGGCGGCCATTGCTATGAGCTGGTGCACCGCGATATCGGCTGCTATATGCAGCTCATGCGGCCGGGAAGCATCATGCTGATAGACGATTGGAATTGGCCCGGCGTCATGCAGGCAGTGATTGAGATTTTCGGCGAATTGCTTCCTGTCCAGAACAGCAAATTCGTATGGAGGTTCCCGTGCGAGGAATCGTAGTGACGCCTTATTGCAAGGAGCCGCGCGAGGTTATCGAGCGCTGCATTCTTTCGGTAGCGAGCCAGACCGAGCCGGTGCACCACGTGCTGATTGCCGACGGCTATCCACAGGAGTGCTTCGATGGACGCTCAGAGTTAGGACTGACACACCTTCGCGTTCGTCCGTGCCAGGACTGGGGCAACACGCCGCGCCGGACAGCAATGTACGTGTACCACGAAGCGCCGTTCATTACATTTCTCGACGCGGACAACGAGTACGACGGGGACCATATCCAAACATGCCTATGGACCGCAGAGCAAAACCCCGGCTGTGATTATGTCGCGAGCCGGCGCCGATTTTCCGGCCGCGGGATTCTCGATGAAGCGAAGGAAGATCACGTTGACATGAACTGCTTCCTGCTGTTTCCGCAGTGCTATGACGTAGCGATGGCGGCGCTAAAGAGCGCTCCTGATATGTACAATGCGGATCGCGCGATGTATGCGGCGCTGAAGTTCACCGGCAAGCGCGTCGCGCACAGCATCAAGCGCAGCGTGCTTTACTCGGTGAACCCGCTTCCACCGCTCGAAAGACACAAATGAAGCCGCACATCTTCAAGTACCGCGGCTGGTGGTACTGCGGAGACCGCGGACGGATTATGTGCGGTTGCGGCGCCGGCACAACGCCGTATTTTGCATGGCGGGATTGGCGTGGCTACTGAAACCCTCGCCGAACTGAGCCCGGCGCAGGCCAGCATAGAGCAGACGCGCCGGCAGCGCGCGAACGCCAGCCTTGCGGAGTTTTCGCAGTCCGTAGACATCCCCGGCGTACCCATTTTCGGAGAAGGCGAAGCGGATGATATCGACGACGACTACAACCACGAAACTCCAGCCCAGCGGCTGATCGAGCAGCGCCAGACGCTCTACACGCCAATCGAATCGCGTGTTGCGCTGCACCATCTCGTCATGATGATGGCGATTCAGAAGTGCATTGAGACGCCGCGCGGCAGGCTCATGGTGTTCTGCCCTCCGGGTTCCGCCAAATCCACATACGGCAGCGTTGTAGCCCCCGCGTGGGCAATGGGTCGCAGGCGCAACCAGCAGATCATCCTCGCGAGCTACGCGACCGGCATCGCTGCCAAGCAGGCGCGCAAAGTCCGCGCTATCTGCAAGGCGCAGGCATATACAGCATTGTGGAAGTCGAAGCCAACACTGCTCGATGACCAACGCGCGGTCGATGATTGGAGTTTAACCAACGGTTCCGGCATGATGGCTGCGGGCCTGCTCGCCGGTATCACGGGCAATAGAGCAGATGGATTTATCATCGACGACCCGGTAGCTAACCGCGAGCAGGCCGACTCTCCCGCGCTTCAGGAAAAGACGTATCAGGAGTACATCGATACGGTCATGACGCGCGCGAAGCCTAAAATGTGGTGCATCCTGATACAAACCCGGTGGAACGAAAATGACCTTGCTGGCTCGATTCTTCCCGCGAACTATGAAGGCGAGTCTGGTCGCATACATTGCCGTGACGGCCAGCACTGGGAAGTTCTGTGCATACCTGCGAAGGCAGAGCGCGAAGACGATCCCCTAGGTAGGCAGCCGGGCGACTATCTTTGGCCAGAGTGGTTCCCAAAAGAGCACTGGGCGACTTGGGAATCCAACCCCCGCGCGGCGCGCACGTGGAATGCGTTGTTCCAACAGCGCCCGGCACCCTTCAGCGGCGTGCACTTTTCTCGTGACCTTTTCCGTATGTTCGATTTGGACAAGCCGCGGCTATGATCGAAACGTACGATAATCTTGACGCGCTGCCAGCGAGTCTGCGGGTGTATGGAGCCTCGGATTACGCGACAATGGCCCCGCGCACCGGCAAAGAAGAGCCAGACTACACAGAGCACGGGGTTTGCGGCATTGATGCTATCGGCGACCTGTGGTTCATAGATTGGTGGAGCGGGCAGGTAGAGACCGACAAAAGCGTCGCGGCATTCATAGCGCTTGTTGGTTTGCATAAGCCGACCCGTTGGTTTAACGAGGGAGGGCTCATAGACAAGGCTTTGAGCCCTCACATCCGCAACCAGATGCGGCTTACACGTAATTTCGTCGCAATTGAGCAGTTGCCCGCTATGGTCGACAAGGCGGTCAAACTCCAGGCGTTTCACGCAATGGCGACCGCTGGCTGTATTCACTTCCCGGTCCGGCGCCGCTGGGCGGAAGAAGTGATGGACCAGCTTGTGAAGTTCCCCGGCGGCCGATGGGATGACAAGGCGGACGTGTGCGGCCTTTTGGGCAGAGCCACAGACATGATGTTCTCGGCAAACTTGCCTTCTGTCGAGAAGCGCCCTATGCTCGTCCCCTTCACGGAAGCATGGCTCGAATACGGGTCAGACCCCAAGCCAAAGGTGCGCTACTTCTGATGTACAGCTCTACTCCAGGCCGTCCGCCTTCTAAAGTTGCCGCCACTGTTGCGGCCCAGCCTTTGCGCGCCGAGCGTTCGGTGCCGCCGACACCTGTGCGCCCTTCGCTCGCGCCGAAGGCGCGGAACATCTCAGCGAACGACCGGCGCCACGAGCCGCGGAATCTTCCGCCGCCGCAAGCGCGCTCGCGAGTACAGATTACGCCTGGTCCGTCATTGAAACCAGGAACGCCTACCTCGCGCCCCATGGCGAACGCGCGCCCGGCGCACAATATAGATGCGAAACAGGAAATCCGAAAATGACAATTGAAGCAGATGTCGCCGCCATTGACGCGCGCGTCAAGGTTCTCGAAACCGGCGCCGAAGCCAAGCTGAAGGCCGTTGAGGCGTTCTGGGCCAAGGCAGTTGCGTTCGCCAAGACTAGCGGCGGGCTCGTCGCTGTCGCCGCGGGCGGTTTCGCAGTATCGAAATTCGATATTATCGGTTTGCTTCTGAAGCTCATCTAGCATGGGCACAAGCGGCGCCGACAACGGCCTCCATGCAGGGGCTGCTGGTATCCTGAGCGACCCGCGGCAGGCCGCGGGCGGTGGGGTATTGCCGGGCGGTGTAGACGGAGATAAGCAGGACGCGCCAGATCCGAAAGAAGAAGCGCTGGTCAAAAAGCTCTGGCACAACTACGAGCGCGCCCGCAAATTCGATGAGAACTTCCGCAAGCAGGTCGCTATTGACCGACGCTATGCCGCCGGCACGTCGGACCTCTCTTGGGCAGTCAGCACGAACATCATCGGTGCGTTTATCGACATACTCGTTGCGCTCCTCTACGCGCGCGACCCGGACGTAAGCTGCAAGAAAGCCGAGCAGATCGACGCATCAAACACCCAGCAGATGGATGTGTTCGCGCAGACGCTCGAAATCGTCATCTCCAACTTATGGCGCAAGGGCAAGCTCAAGAAGCAGGCCCGCAAAGCTGTCCGCAGCGTGCTCTCATGCGGCGAAGGATGGATAAAATGCAACCTCATCAGCGAGAAGGTTCCGCAGCCGCAGACCGAAGCCGCGCTGAACGATGTGCAGGAGACGTTGGGACATTTGCGGGCGCAGTCGAAGCTCCTCGAAGACCCACAGGGAATGTCTCAGGACGAAGTGGATGCGGCAGTAGCGGAGAACGAAGCGCTAAAAGTTTCGCTGACCGAGAAATTAGAGCTGTCTATCAACAAGCTCTTCTGTATCGACTTCGTCCCTTGTGAGCGCATGCAGATCGCGACCAACGTAACTGCGATCGAGGACT